ATGTCAGGGGACAGGGACGTGGCACTAGGAAAAAGCGTAACCGTTACGGGTGAGGATCGGGCGTGGGCGCTGCTTAAGGAGGCGTTGTCAGCCGAAGCAGTGCCTGCAGACCTTGAGGTCCACATTGGTGACGTAGATGGCATCAATATCCATGTGAGGGGCCGCGACCTGGATGGAACGATTCCAGCGCGTTACCTGCCAGCACTGCTGGAGTATCAGGAATCTATTAACCGACTGTATTCCTTCGTAAAGTACAAAGAGTACAGCGTTAGGCGACTTACAGACGAAGATAAGCGCGCAGTTGAAATTGTTTACAGGGTGGACAAAGGAAGCTCTAGCTTCGGCGCACAGATCGCGCCCATTCTGGAAAAAATCGGCTTGGAGGCCGCTTCCAAGATGACTGGTCAGCAGTTGCTAATTTTCATGAGTCTCTCCGTTGTCCTACTCGCGGGCTATGGTGGTCTCAGGCTCTGGCTAAACTACAAGAAGGACAAGCTGGGTGCGGACCAGGCCGGCGCTGCTCTCAAGGCGCTTAGTGACGTCGCAAAGACCCTCGCCGATGGCCAGAAGCAGGACCCGGAGTTGGAGTCGCAGAGGCTCAAGCTGCTAAAAAAGGCGATGAAGTCTTCTAAGGCTGCAAAGCTGGTCTTGGAGACAGCAGATTCCGCTAACTCTCGTCTCGCGTTCTCAATGGATGCTAATGACAAGCTGGTGATTGGTGGTGCGGAGCTAGGCGGCGATGACCTTAAGCGCGCCGCGACTGCTCCCCGAGAAAAGTCAACTTTGTTCGACGAGTCCGGTCCTGCGGTGTTGACCTCAGTTGATAACAGTGCCGGCGACGGCTACGCGGTCGGTGTGAAATTCCTGAACTCGCCCTCGGCGGTGGTGGCGAAGGTGGAGAATGATCGACTGATCGACGAAGAGCGTAGCTGCGTGGCGGACGCTGTGATATCCCGTAACCCTATTTTCATCCATGTCGACGGGAAATGGCATCGCGGTGCTGTCGTGCGAGCGCGAATCCTGTCGATCCGTGCCCTCAGCGAAGTAGAGCTGAAGGGACTAAAGAAGAAGGCTTGATACGCTTATTTGGGGGATAGGCCGGTTGCCAGAATGCGGAACGGTGAGCGAGCTCTGGTCGATATTCAAGACGCTTGGTCTAAAGGAGGGGGAATGAGTGAGGGGCCAAACGTATGGTCACGCGGTCTTCAACACGCGTCCGACCTACTCATCCGTCGAGGAACCGCAATGGGCCCGTTGGTGCCGATGCTGTTCCTAGTTCCGCTCTTCATAGCTGGCGCATATCTGCTAAGAAGCACCATTTGGCTCTCGGTCATTTCGGTGGCTGTGGCCATTGGCATCATCATTGAGTACTTTCGGCAGTACAACAAGTTTGCGAATTCCGATCCAGACCGACTCCAATCCGAAGAGTACCGATACGAAATGACGAAGATTCAAATCGTCGCTGCAAAAGGGCTGCCCGAGCCCGTGGCTTTGGAAGACCTCAACCTCTCGGATCCTTCAACCAACCCCGCCAACCCAATGCCGTCAATTGATAGTGTGGTTGCACAACATGGTTCCATACGAGGGAGCGATGAGTGAAAGCCTATCTTCTGTCGTTTTCGGCACTGATCAATGCAAACCATGTTTACGCAGTTCTGAACAATTCAAATGCCGTCGACACCTGGGTGTCGCCGTTTCCATTTTCAGCAATTTTAGTTTCACGGCTCACAACGTCAGAACTTGCTGCAGTTCTTCATAGTCACTTCGGTGAAGCCCTTTTTATGATTGTCGAGGCAACGTCTTGGAATTCGTCAGGGTGGCTGCCTCCGGAGTTCTGGGAATACGTGAACAATCCGCAAGGGGCGTGGTCCAAAAACGTGTTTAAACTGCCCGCTCCCAGTAGCCATGACTCCCTCTAGTGCAGTGAAATGAGCTGCAGTAGCAGCGACGCTGTTAAGTGGGGTGGGGAACGACTCTATCGCACTAATACCGTGCCGGGCTCTACGTGCTGCCACGGCGTATCATGCCCCTCTAGGTAGTGCTCGGTCATGCTGAGCGAAGAGTGGCCCATCAGGTTTTGAATCTGTTCAATGGCCCAGCCAGTTTCAGTTAGAAGTGCGCCGCCCAGGCTGCGTATCTCATGAAAGCTTGGCGGATTGGTTCCAGATACCCCCGCCGCGTCGCGGGCATCCTGAAACGCTCGAGTCAGCTGCTCCGGCATCACCTGGGTGTGGTGCACCCGCGCTGAAGCGCGCTTGTCCGATGGCCGGGCCCGGTCAGGGAGGCGGTGAACCACGAAGGGGGACACCACGGCATCCCGTGCCTGAGACAAAAGCGCCGCGAGCTCGTCGCCGACGCGAATCTTCAATTTCACTAAGGTGCTGCCTTCGGTCTTCTGCGGCACTACCCACAGGAAGCCATCGTGCACGTCGGAAAACTTCAGCGAGACCACGTCGTCGCGGCGCAGCAGTGTCACCAGCGACAGGTCCATCGCCAGCCGGAGCCACGGCTCAGCTTGGTCCCAGATCGCCGCGTAGACCTCCTTCGTTAGGCGCGCGCGCTTTCTCTCGTGCTGGAACCGGCGCGTGGCCAGGACTGGGTTGGTGTCGATCCAGCCCTCCTGCACGGCGCAACCCAGAATCCACCCCAGCACCAGGCGGAACTGTTGGCGCGCGCGGTCGGAGGCGGTGACCGCGCGGATGAACTCTGCGCACTCCTTGACCGTGACCTGCTCGACTGGCCGGGCGCCAATACCAGCTTCAATGCGACGGATCACGCTCTCGTACACTTCGGCCGTTTTCGGGGCCCACTTCCGCGCAGGGATATCGTCTCGGCGGAACACCGCGATCGCATCGGCGACGGTGTCCTTTGAGCCGATCACCCGGTCCACGAGGTCGTTCGTGGGCATAAGCAGAGCATTGAGCTTCTTGGCTGCGGCAAAGGCTCGTGCTTTGTCGGTGCCCATCCAGGTCTCCCGCTTCGTGACGGGGTGCCGGTACTTGAATCCTTCCCGGTTGGGGTAGAGGTTTGCCGGCCATCCTTGGCGGCTTTTGCTGCGTGGTCGCGGTGCCATTCGTATCAACCTGCCTTCAGTACGCGCTCGACGAGTAGGTCGCCGTCGGCAAGCCATTCGTGTTCGTCGATGAACCAAGTTCCGCCGACCTTCTTGCCGGGAATCTTTCCGTCGCGCAGCCAGCGCTGCAGCGTGGCAACGCTCGGGCGGCTAGTGTCGTCAAAGTACTTTTGCAGCCATTTATCGGCGGTCAGAAGTTTCATTCCTGGCATCCCATGCTTGCCACCGTCGCAGGAACGATGGTGGCGACCCAGCCGAGTTGCATCGCGTAGGCGGGGTTGTTGAGGTGGATGCGGTTCATGGCAGAATCGGCTCCATTATGGACATGGGGAAGTAGCGATGGCGGTTTGCCCGCTCGCGGTGGATTGGGGAAACGTGGCCGACTGGGCGGCAGTTGTGATCGGTGTTGGCGCTGCAGTGGCGACTACTTTCGTTGCAGTGCTCGCGCACCGAACGTCGAAGCGGGCCACTCAGATCGCTGAGGAAGCGGCAACAATTGCTGACCAGCAGCATCGGGAAGCCGTTGCACTTAGGCATGGAACGGCTGGGATTCTGCGCAGCCTTCTTGCGGTGGAAATGGCGTTCTTGCCTCCAAAGCTCGCTGCAACGTTGCACACGATGAGAAAGGTGGACGCACCTGATGCAGGTTTGATCGCTGATGCCAAGGATTTGCGGTGGGTGCTCGCTGAGCTTCAGGCAAGCTTGATGCCTACTGCTGAAGGCGTTCAGGACAAGTTGCACAATTTCGAGGAGGAAATCGGCAACGAGATTGCCGCCCTCATCGGGCAGGGTCGGGCGATTTCTGACCTTTGCCGCCGGTTTGAAAGTCGAGTGCTTTGGGAAGATCATGGAACTGAGGTGATATTGCGCCGGGAAGGCAGGGATCACTTTGTCGCAATCCGCAACGACGTTAGGAGAATGCTTAAGGCGAGTTTGGAGGCTGCACCCTTCTTCTCCCCGTTGGTCAAGAACATGCCAGGCAGCTACGACGAAATTGTGCGGCTTGCAGAATCGGATGATTGACCTATGGGTCACGGCGGCCTTTCCCTAACGTGGTGAGGTCGATCTCGCCCACCTGATCGCGCAAGCGGTAGCACGCAGCGCGCAGCGCGATCGCCATGGCCTGGCGGGTGTCATGGCGGTAGAAGTTCAGACCGACGAAGTGCACCGCGCCGGTATGGTCCCGAAGGAACAGGCGATAGACGACGATTCCGGAAAGTCCCATCGTGAAACGGCCCCAAGAGAATCCGCCTTGCTTCTTCGGCGAGCGTCGCATTACGGAGGTTTTCATGAGTGGCCTCGTTGGGCAGTTGCTTGCGCCAGCCGTTGGCTTCCGGAGGCGTCATTGATCTCGCGGCGGGTCATCTCGCGACGGGTTGGGGTGTTGCCCAAGAGTTCCACGTTGCCGCCGGCGCGACGGAACGCGGCAAGCTGATCGGCGATCACCGCACGCTCCCGGTCTTTGTGCTGAACGGTGGTGCTGTTGTGGCTGCCAGTGGGGGCGGAGCGCATTACGCGTGCCACGGCGGCGCGAGTCGGTTCCACGCGCGCATCAGGTGTGCGCATCAACCGGTGCATCGTGGGGGTCAGCGTCCAGACCCTGTTGCCCATGGTGATGCTCACCTGCGCCTGGCCGGTATCGCGCATTGCCGCGAGCGAACTGTTGAGCTGCTTGGGGGTGCAAGTCAGCTTCCCGGAAGCGAGAAGCTCTTCATCGCTCGCGCCAGCAGGCCGGTCGAGCAGAAGAGCGCGGATGGCGGCCGCACGGCCGAATTGCTGGATCTTGGCACTCATGCTGGCTCCTTGGCGGTGAGGTCGCGCACGCGCACGCCCTGGCGATCAAGCCAGCGACGCGCCGATTGCAGCGACTTTTGAGAGAGGGGGAATCGGCCGGTACCGATCTGGAGTTCGCGGCCACGCACGGTCGCTGAGCGGCCCGTGGCGGCCGCTACTTCGGTGGGGGTGGCGCTGTGTGGGCTCGCGTAACGGCCAGCCCACAGCCACCCTGCGCAGACCATCAGCACCAGGGTTGCGCCGTGTGTGCCGGTCGCGAATGCCTGTTCGATTGGAAGAGTGCTGCCAGTCACACGGCACCTGCCTGTGCGCGAGCCTTCGCGATCAATGCTTCGGCCTGTTGCACGCCGAGCTTCGTCAGTGTTGCAACCGTGGGGAACATCCGGTTGTCAAAATCGATCAGGGCTCGTTCGTCCAGCCAGTTCATCACCCGGCGGCTGAATACCTGGGCGGGCTTGGTGGACGACACGAAGCCGCCGCGTGTGCGCTTCAGCGTTCGGGTGGGCGCGCCGAAAGCGGTCAACAATGCTGTGCGCTCCAGCGGTTTGAGAGGCGAGGGCATGGCTGGCTCCAGGTCAGGCTGCGTGCGCGGCCGGCATGCGCGCGAGAACGGCGCCGCGAGCACGGGCAAGGTGGGAAATGGGGATCAGCTGCGATGCCAGATCCGGATCGGTCCAGCGCAGCTCGCCGATCGCGAGCGATTCGCTTGGCACCGTTGCCTTCTGACAGAGATGGCATTCGAAGTGCACGAGGGCGGGCACTGGCGCGCCGAGCTGGTGGCCTGCCGGCGCACCTGTGGTCGTCACGATTTGCGGGCGGTGTCCAGGGCGGCACAGCGGTACAGAGGCGGGTGCGGGGCGGGCGGTCTGCATGGCATCACCCGCGAACGCTGGAGGACGCGGCCCAGCGCGCCTGATTGGCGTCGCGGTCAGCATGGGCTTGGCTGATTTCAACCAAGCGGAGAGGCACGACGACAGCTGCCACTACAGCGACGACAGCCCACGCGATCCGGTGCCGGCGGTTCATGCGGCTTCTCCTTGAACCGGCTGCGCAGCTTCGCTACGCGTGGCCTGGTGGAGCAGTCGATTGAGGTGCCCCAACCATTCGCCCAAGGGCTGAACTGATTTCGGATGCACTTCGATCGACATGAAGCCCAGGCAAAGGTGCGTCTTGCCTCCGTCATGCATAGGTGTGGACGGAAGCTGGTCGAGGTCACCGTAGTGCGAGAGAACGATCAGAGATGACTTGCCGCGGCTGATCTGGCTCGGGGATGCCTGCTTGATCAGGTGGATGTAGAACTGGCGGATTCCCTGGTCATAGGAAACGCTGAGCACGAGACCGCTCGGTGTCCTCAGCCTGATCCGCTGGATGCGGTCGCCTGCGAAGGCATGGGCGAGGCCTTTCATGCCCGCACCTCAGCTGCCATGTCCCGCGATTCGGCTTCAACGCGGCGGGCGGCAACGCCGATGCGGCGCGATCGGCGCAGCTGGTTACGGCTGTGCTCGCCGGCGCTGCGGGCTCGCAGGACGTTGGCGCGGGTGTGGTCGCGGGCAGCTTGCGCCAGCAGGCACGAGGCGGCCTGGAGCGGCAGCGGGGCCTTGGACAGGGAGTCGGCAGCGGTGCGGTAGGACATGGCGCTCTCCGTAGGTAGGGAGGGCGCCGGCGGGCCTATTGCCTGGGGAGAGGCATCTGCGGCTCAGCAGAGGAGGGCTGGGCCGCAGTGGCGACCCGCCGGTCGCCCGTCGGCTGGGGCGCCGACGGTGCGATTTATCTCACAGCTAAATCTCATGCGCAATAGCTGGCAGCTAAATCGAGCCATGGGTCGCCAGTTCGGCCGGCGGATGGCCGATAATTGGGTTACAGCCGGGGAGGGTTTGAGATGCTCAAGGAAGTGGCTTTGTCGATCGGGTTGGCGGTGGGCCTACTGACGGCCCACGGTGCGGCTGCCCAAGTCTTCAAGTGCAAGGGGAGCAATGGGGAGACGGTGTACTCACAGCATCCTTGTGGACCGCAAGCGCAAGAGATGAAGGTTCGCGCGGCGAAGGCGCCAAGCGTCTCCGCTGCCGAGGTCGCCAATCGAGACGCGGTGTATCGCTCGACAGATCTCTCGGACGCCGCTATCGCTGAAAGGAATTGCTTGGCCTCATCCAGGGCTAGCATCTATCCCTCCGCCGAATCGAGGATTGCTGGGTACCAGCGGCAGATTGCGGGGCTCAATGCTTCGGCAGAGCGGGCGAACAACAACCTCGCTGGGGCTACATTGGACGCCGGGATTCGTGCGCAGATCTCTGGCCTGCAGCAGTCGATAACTTCTGAAAATCAGGTGGCCGACACTGCGATGAATGCCGCTCGACAGCGATGCGCTGATCAGCGTCGGGATCGCGAGGCCGTGATCGGGCAGAAGTACAACTCTCAGACCCCATAGGGTCGGTGGCCGGCGCGCGAAAGTCGCCGCCGGCCACTACGTCACTCGTCGATTGCGACGTTGCGAATGAACCCAGCTTCCTCGATGGATATGCCCTCGACGCAGCACTCGCGTGCGTCCTCCATTTCGCGGTGAAGCTGCATCAGGTCAGCATCTTCCAGACAATCGACGCCCGGAAGATTGAACGTGGCCTGCTCGATCAAACACCCAAGGTTGTACTGGTCTCTGAGCCACCTGATCCGCCGCAGTATGCAGTCCCGCGTAATCGCATCGATGACCGTGGGTTTAGGGGTCGTGATGACCCTGAGCTTCGGCGCTTGCTTACGCTTTTCGACGCGCTGAGCGATGACCGCTGCTAGCGCTTCCATGGTCCCGGGCTCGGGCAACCTCTTCTTCGTTTCCATTCCTCTCCCTGAGTCGATCGGCCAATGCCTTGCTGAAATCGATCAGGTTGTCGGGTGTGACCGTAACCTCGCCTCGCCGGTACAAGTACTCGTACGCATACGCCAGTGGCGTGCCGTCGAGCTCGTTGTCGAAGTCGTCAATGTCGAGATTTGAGAAGGTCAGCCTCAACAGCCTGAGCGCGGAGGCGATGATCTCAGGGTCTATTCGCAGGGGCTGAGATGCTTGATTGCTCGCACTCTCGGCGCCGCCCTCATGCGCAACGTCCATCCACCCATGCGACAGGGAGCCCAGGCGTTCGATCTTGCGCGCGACGTCGTCACCCATCTTCTTTCCCCCCAACAGCTGATTGAGGTAGGACGGGGACATGTCGAGGCGGATCGCGACCGCCTTTTGCGTACCCAAGGCGGCCGCCAGTTGATCAACTAGGGTCCGAAGGTTGTGCTGGCGGGTACTGGTTACGTCCATGGTGTAAGAGTAGCTAGGGGCTAAAGCCCAGTGTTTCGCTGACAGCTTGACAGGTTGGTTTAGCTCAGGGCTAAATATGTCCACATGGACCTCCTATCCTTCATTTCAGATTCCGAGCGGAAGCGTCGCCTGGCAGTGCTGACTGGCGCATCCGAGGGCTACCTTTGGCAGTGCGCTACCGGCTGGAGGGGTAAGCGCACCAGTCCAGAGCTCGCGCAGAGCATTGAGCGCGCCTCGTTGACCATCGGCGCCGAGGTAGGTGTCGAGGGGGTCTTACGGTGCGACCTTCGACCCGACATCTGGCCTCCCGTGGAGGCTGCATGAGCCTCTCTGCGATCCCGCTCGAGTCAGACCTTTCAAATGGAGAGGTCGGCTGCCTTGTGGACATAGCGCTCATCGAGACCCGTCACCCCGACGGTATGGCGCTGTCTGTTGATCAGTGGGCAGCCCTGCGTGAGCAGCGACAACGTGCAGGGCGACCGCTTCATTGGTGGGAGCTGGCGTCCCATGGGTAGGGAGACTGCACTCCGGCGTGAAGAAAACGGCGACCACACCGCCCACGCCTCGATTGGTATCGAAGGTGCGAAGTGCACTGAAGCGCATGCGGTGGTGGAAAAGGATGATCTCGCTCATGGCCTGCATCTTGGTGCAGCCGATGGGCGCGGCGAAACGATGAAATGCAGCCTGTTTCAGGGTGACGCATGACGTGCCAACGATCTGACCTCTATTGGCGGGATGCGCTGTACAACGCCGTGTCAAAAGCGCCGGGCAATGTCCAGGCAGCTGCGGTCTACCTCAGCGAGCGCCGCGGTAAAGGCATCACCGGCGAGACCCTGCGCAAGAAGCTGCGAGGCCTGGCGGGTGAATCGCTGTCGATGGAAATGGCCGAGATGCTCACCGAGTACCTCCAGCAGTTCGTGGACACGGCCGAGCTGGCAACCGACTGGATCGCCTCACTCGGCGGTCAATTCAACCTGATGGTCGATTTCGTGCCACCGCCGCCCGAGGGCGGCTGGCCCAATGAACTGGAAGCGCTGCAGAACAAGCTGCTGCAGCTGCATGCAATGACCGGCCGGCTCTCGGGAACGACGCTGGAGGCAGTTGCTGATGGCGATCTGAGCATCAGCGAAGCCAACGGAATGCAGGACCTGACGCGCAGCATCCGAACGCTCTGCTTCCGTCTGGAGCGCAACGCCTGCAGGGCGGCCCAAAAAGCGGTGAGCCGTGAATGACGTGGCTACCTTCCGCGCGCCCCGAGCACGGTACAGGCGACGAGGAGAGATGAGCGCTGCTGCCTGCCGTGCGATGGAGGAGGCTGCCCGTGCGCTGACGGACGCTGTACCAGCCCTTGTCGGTGACGAAGCGATGGCAGAGCGCGAGCGCCTGCGACGCGAGGACGAACTGAAGGCTACTGCCCAGCGCCAGCTGGACCTGGGGGGTAAGCCGTGGGCGTGAGTTGCTGCCTGCTCAAGGCCCTCGATATTGGCCGTCTGCCGCGTTCGGAATGGAAGGCCTCAATCGAGGCGCTGCCGACAACGTGCCCGCACCCTGGCGTATGCACTGGCAACGTTGGGTGTCGCGAGCGCATTGCTGACTACATGCGCATGCAGTGGAACATGGTGGCCGCCCGCAGCGAACGCAAAGGCGGGCGGTCATGAATCACAACGGCATCGATGTCGAAGCGATCAAGAACTCCGTGGATCTCGATGAGGTCATCGGAAGGTATGTGAAGCTCCGGCGCACCGGCAGGGAATCCACCGGCCTGTGCCCGTTCCATGAAGAGGGATCCCCTAGCTTCACGGTCAACCCTGCAAAGGGATTCTTCCATTGCTTCGGCTGTGGCGCCCACGGTGATGCAATCGGCTTCATTCGGAAGATCACCGGCCTCGATTTCAAAGAGGCATGTGCGCAGCTGGGCGGCCACGAGTTCGCGCCGGCCTCTCCGACCGCCCGAAAAGTGGTGGAGCAGCCCTTGGAGGTGAACTGGGTGCCGTTGCTTCCGGTCCCTGAGGCCGTGCCGCCGCTGATGGCCGGCGAGGAATGGACTGTTCCGATCTGGAACCCGAAGAACGGGAAGCTCCGCCGGATGAAGCCGACGCGGGTCGACGCCTACCGCGACGCCGAGGGGCGCCTGCTGGGGTACGTCCTGCGCTGCGAGTTCGTCGAGCAGTCCTCGCAGAAGCTCAAGAAGTGGACGCCGCAGGTAACGTGGTGCGTCGGTCCTGACGGCCAGCAGCAGTGGTGCCTGGTCAAGTTCCCAACACCGCGCCCTCTTTGCGGTCTGGACGCGCTTGCGGCCAAGCCGGATGCGCCGGTACTGATCCCCGAAGGCGAAAAATGTTGCGCGGCTGGCGCTGGCGCGTGGGCGGGGTACGCCGCGGTGACCTGGGCCGGCGGCGGCAATGCCGTTGGCAAGTCCGACTGGTCGCCAGTGGCGGGCCGGGATGTCGTGCTTTGGCCCGATGCGGATCCCGCAGGCCGCAAGGCAATGCTGGGCTGGCACAACGACGCAGGCAACTATGTCCCGGGCGTAGCGCAGCTCTGCGCACGCGCTGGGGCGAAGTCGATCCGGATGATCGACGTAAGCGGGCAGCCCGACGGCTGGGATATCGCCGACGCACTGGAGCTGGACAAATGGACGCCGCGGCAGCTGGCAGCCTGGGCGGCCAATCGCGTCGTCGAACTCAATGTGGTGGCACCCGATGTCACGTAACGGCCGCCTGTTGGAGCGCATCAAGTACTCGGACCGGGAGCTGGCGCGGGTCTATAGGCTCGCTGCTCAAGCGGCCATCGAGAACCCTTACGAATCCTCGCGCGCCATACGCCGCGAGCGTGCAAAGGCGTACCTGCGCATCGCGCGAGGACATGAAAAGGCAATACGGGGATGACAGAGCCGAAGCGTAAGAGATTGACCGTGGTAGACGGTGGCCTGGGGGCGCCGCCGCCAGGCGGCGGTGGGGTAGATCCGGAAGCATGGAAGATCAACCTGACGTTCAACCGCGACCACAATGTCGAGGGGACGCTCCACAACCTGATCCTGATCATGGAGAACGATGAGCGGCTGGCAAAGCTGTTCTGGCTCAACGACTCCAGCAACCAGGTGAAGCTGGAGCGGGATCCGCCGTGGAACGGTGGTAGCCGGGAAGAGTTCATTGACACGGACGCATATGAACTGTCCGCATGGCTACAGCACCCTGATCGATACCGGATGAAGTGCAGCGATGACCTCGTGCTGAAGGCGGTGATCGCGGTGGCACGGCGCTACCGGCGCCATCCCATCCGTGAATACCTCACTGCCCTTGAGTGGGATGGCGTACCTCGCGTTGAGCAGATGCTCACGGTCATGTTCGGCGCGCCGGACAATGCATACAGCCGGCGCGCAGCGCAGTGCTTCATGGCGAGTGCCGTGGCGCGGTTGCTCTGGGTAGATCCGAAGCAGCCGTTTGTCGGCGCGCAGGTTGACTTCATGCTGGTGCTCGAAGGCGAGCAGGGCAAGCAGAAGTCCAGCGGCCTGCGCGCAATCTTCGGGAGCCAGTGGTTCGTCGAGACCAGCGAGTCACCTAGCGGCAAGGACTTCTACCAGGTGATCCAAGGTGCCTGGGGCGTTGAGATCGGCGAGATGGACTCCTTCTCCAAGGCGGACGTGACCAGCGTAAAGACCGCCATCACCAGGCGCGTCGACAAGTTCAGAGCGCCGTACGACCGCGTCCCTCGCTCGTACAGGCGTGAGTGCGTACTCACCGGCACGACCAATGAGCATCAGTATCTGCGCGATCCGACGGGTGGCCGGCGCTTCCTGCCGGTCAGGACGGAAGGGCAGGTGCGCATCGATCTGATCACCGAACAACGCGATCAGTTGTGGGCTGAGGCCGTCCAGCTGTTCGAGGGTGGCTTCGACTTCTGGGTACTGCCCGAGGACGCCAAGGAAGAGCAGGCGGCGCGGTACGTCGGCGACAGCTGGGAGGGCAGGGTGGAGGCGTGGGTGGAGATGCGAGCCGACACGTCCAAGTATCCGACACGCCTGCAAATGGCTACGAGGCTCGGCTGGGCGACCACCGATGACCTGTTGACCTTCGCTATTGGGCTGGATGCCGGCAAGCATGGGAGGCCGGAGCAGATGCGTGTGGCAGCAATCATGAAAACGCTGGGGTGGGAGAGCGCGAGGCGGCGCTGGCCCGAGGGTGGTCGCGAGCCCCGCTGGTTTCGGGTTGGTGAATCTGTCGATGACTGGATGGCGAGCGCCAGCCAAGGCAAGGCGAGCGGCAGCCAGGGCAAGCATGCGGAGGTGGGCGATGGCCCTGACTTCTGACCAGACCTCGGCAGGATCGTCCGGACCTGTCCTAACCATTGACCAGACCTTACCCCTTGCAACGCAAGGCCGTCCCGACCGTCCAGACCTTTTCGCGCGCGTGTACATGGAAGACCACCCCATCAAACCAATCTCAAAACCTCTCAACAGGTATGGACAGTCTGGACACTTAGGACAACTCAACAACCCCAAGGGTTTGCGCTGTCCAGACCTTGCCTCGATGGTCGGGACGGTAAGGACGGGCGGGATGTTCCACGCGAATCCAACGCCGGGGGCGGCGGCCGGCCGCCCGCCCCATCGGCAGGCCCCCTCGGCGCGGGTCCTCCTGGCCCGTGGGAATTGCGGGCCACCAAGCGCGCGATGCTCGAACGTGTTTCTGGTTCTGAGTTTGGTTCCGATGGAACTAGGGGGTTCCGCATGAGTTCCGAAATGGACCTGATGACCGTTGCCCAGTACGCAGAGCACCGCGGCGTCAGCGATTCGTACATCCGCCGCATGCGCCGCGAGGGCAAGTTGGTCTGCGACGGCAAGGCGATCCGCGTCCAGGCCAGCGACAACCTGCTGAATGACGTGACGCACCCGCTGCGCGGCGGCGATCGCACGCCTGGCGCGGAAAGCCCGGCTGCCGCCACTGCTGGCGTTCTTTCCGCCTCCGGCGGGCCGAGTGTGCAGGAGGCGCATCGCCGCGAACGGCTGGCGCGGGCGCGTATGGCAGAGCTGGAGCTGGGCGAGCAACTCAACGAGCTGACGCGGACGAAGGGCGTGGAGCGCGCTGTGTTCACCCTGGTGCGCCAGGCGCTTAACAGCATGATGAACCTGCCGAGCAGGCTGCGGTCGCAGCTGGCCGCAGAGAGCGAGCCGCGCAAGGTAGAGGCAATGCTGGAGGATGAGATTCGCAAGATCGCCGTGAAAATGCAGAAGGACGCCCAGGCGCTCCTTACAGGTGTCCCGGCTGAAGTGGGTCCGCCGCAGCAGGCCGCCGAATGAGCCTCGACCTGATTGCGCATGATGTGGTGCTCGCAGACCCGCAGAGCGTCGTTTGCTCCGCATGGGAGAAAGCCTGGACGCTACCGCCGCGGCAGACGGTCAGCGAATGGGCCGACGCAAACCGGGTCATCGCCAAGGGCGCGGGTGCCGAGCCCGGTGAGTGGCGCACGGCTCGAAACCCGATCCTCCGCGAGATCATGGATTGCCTGAGCGACCATTCGCCGATCCGCATCGTCGACTTCATGAAGTCAGCCCAGATCGGTGCCACTGAGATCGGCATCAACTGGACCGGGTACGTAGTTGATCGCGGCTCAGACTCGATGATTGTGGCGCAGCCGGTTAAAGACCTCGCCCGCAGCTGGGTGCTGTCGAAGTTCGATCCGGCGGTGCTGGAAATGCCCGAGCTGCGCGCCAAGTTCGCTACAGACAATACGCTGGAGAAGCACTTCCCAGGTGGCACGCTGTGGGCAATCTGGGCCAACTCCAGCAACCAGCTGCGCCAGCGCACCGCTCGCTACATCTTCATGGATGAGGTGGACGAATACCCGAAGGACCTGGGCGGTCAGGGGCCGGCCGATCAGCAGCTGGAGGCGCGCGCCAGCTCCTACGGCGACCGCGGCAAGGTCTATCGTGCCTGCACCCCAACGATCGCAGGCGCCAGCGCCATTGAGGCCGGCTATCAGGCAGGGGACATGTGCGTCTACGTGGTTCAGTGCCCCGAATGTGGCGGTGAGCAGACGCTCGACGTGGAGCGTCTGCAGCCGGATGGGACGTTTGCCTGCGAGGTGAGCGGTTGCGTGATCCACGAGCATCACAAGGACACGATGCTGGCCGAGCGGGGTTTCGGCGGGACCGCGTACTGGAAGCCGACCAATCCGGCGGCCGACCCCTATCACCGCAGCTTCCACGCATGGGCCGCTTATGCGCCCTTGGGTCTGGGGCCTTCGTGGAAGGATCTGGCTGACGCGAAGGCAGAGGCCGATCGCGATCCGAACAAGATGGCTGGCTTCTACAACCTCAAGCTGGGTCTCCCCTTCGAAGGCGAGCGGCAGCAGCAGGATTCTGAGGAGGTCGCGAAACTGGCCGAGCCGGGTGTGCACCGTGGCATCGTGCCGCCTGGTGGATTGGTGCTCACGGCGGGCGTCGATTTCCAGCATGACCGGGCTGAGATCCAAGTGGTTGCAACAGGGCGCGGCCAGCGACGCTGGGTGGTGGACTACGCGGTAATCGACTTGGACCCAACGATCTTGGAAACGTATGACGCGCTGGATGAATACCTGAAGGGAACGTGGCGCACAGCGAAAGGGATTGAGATGGGAATTTCTGCGGCAGCGCTGGACGGCGGCAACTGGACGGAGACCGTGGCGCAGTTCGTCAAGAAGGTGGTCGGCAATTCTGGCTCCAACCGAATGATCGAGACGCCGCTTGGCTTCATCAAGCAGGCCGTCTACTTGGTGCGTGGTCGCGCGGAAAAGAAATCGGACCGCGCCGTCTACCGCCCCGCCAAAACCGAGGTCAACAACCGTGAAAAGACCGTGGCGCGCAGCATTGGTGTGTGGGGTGTCGGCACGTCCGTGCTCAAGCACATGGTCTACGGTTGGCTGACGGCCGCGCTGGGCGCAAAGGATGAGGCGGAGCGGGAGGGTGCAGACGAAAACCTCTCGGCGCGTATGCTGCGCTTCCCTGGCGGCCGTGGCGATGAAGTGCACGATCCGCTTAACCCCGATCCGGGTGCGTTGCCGGCCCGCTACTTCAAGGGCTTGACGGTGGAGTACTTCGATCAGGACGCGGGTGCATGGATCAAGCCGAAGGGAGCAAGGAACGAAGAGCTGGATACCGTCGTCTATGCCATCTGGGCTTCGCTCGCCCCAGCGGTAAAAGCGGACGTGATTCGCGACTCGCAATGGGCTGCGCTTGAGGAGCAGTACCACCCGGTGTCACATGGGCTGTTTGACCAGCCTTCGGATTCCCGTGAAACATTGGTGCCCGGTTCTACGCCTGTGGCGCCGGTCAAGCCGCAAGCGCCTGCGGCTCCGCCGCGCTCGGCAGGCATCGCGGCGCGCGATGGATGGGGGTTCTGATGGCCCGTCGTAAGGAAACAGAAGAGCAGCTGCGCGCGCGCATCCTGGGCAAGATGCGCGAGGACATCGGGATCAGCGAGGCTATGGCGCGACCGTTCGTGGAATCAGTGATGCGTTGCTTCGCAGGTGAACAGCCCTATTTTCCCGCCGCCCAGCGAAGCTACCCAGTGGCTCTGATAAAGAGCGCATTGGAGCGTGGGAATTCAGTGAAAAAAGTGATGGCTGAGTTTGAGGTATCGCGCTCAAAGCTGCATGAGCTGTTCCCTGGAGGGCTTCCGAAGCCCTCAAATGCGGGCGTGTCCACGGTTTCAGTGAAAGTGGAGACAAATTAGTTTTTAGGCCCTTTAAAAACAGTTAGTTACATGAGGGGGTGTCCACGACTTTGTTTAGTTCGTGGACACCGACATCCCTAGCCTATGCAGCATGACAACTGCACAGCAAATGCTCGAACACTACGCACAGGCGGAGATCGCTGTGCTGAAGGGCCAGAGCGTTCGCTTCGGTGAGCGGCAGCTGACGCACGCTGACCTGGCAGAAATTCGAAAAGGCCGCGCTGAGTGGCAGGCGGTTGTTGACCGTGAGGCAAACGGGGGCCGCCGCCGTCGGGCGTGCTGGGCTACAGCGGACTTTGGCGGTTCCACCTGATGGCATCCGCATCGATCGCCCGCCAGCGCTTGCTGACCATCACAGCCGAAGATCGCGCACCACGCACCCTGGCGGCGGCCCCCGTTGAAGCCCGTGCCCACGAGGTTACCCGTCCGTCGCGCAGCCGGAAGCTCGCCCGTGACTGGGGTAGTGGCGGCGCCATTGCTGGCATGGATGCCCGACAGCTGAGGGACCAAGCACGGCACCTCGAGCGTGATCTGGACTTGGCCGACAATGCCCTGAACGTCTTGGTGCAGAACACGGTCGGGTCTGGGATTGATGTCCTTGCTTCCCCGCGCTTGCCGGGCCAAGCGATCAACCGCGACCTGGCACTGCAGCTCGATGATCTGTGGGACGAATGGTGGGACCGTCCGGAGGTCACTCAGACGCACGACTACGGCGCATGTCAGCAGCTGCTGGCACGGAGCTGGTTTCGCGATGGCGATGTGTTCTATCAGGACCTGATCGGCTTCGTGCCGGGATTGGCGCATGGCAGTGTCGTCCCCTACAGCATCGAGATGCTGGAGGCGGATCTGGTGCCTCTTGAGTTCAGCGACCCATCCCGAAACATCCTGCAGGGCGTCGAGAGAAACGCCTGGGGCCGCCCTGTCGCATTTCATGTCTACAAGCAGCACCCGGGTGATCCCTTCGGTAACCGGCTTGAGACGAAGCGGGTCTCTGCCGACTTCATGCATTGCATCGCCAACCTGAGCCGGCTGCACCAGGTGCGCGGGCTCAGCGTGTTCGCCAGTTCCATGTCGCGCTTCGAGGATGTGAAGGACTACGAAGAGTCGGAGCGGATTGCGGCCAAGGTTGCTGCGTCGATGACCTTCCAGATCAAGAAGGGCGAGGGCAGCATGTTCGGCGGCGGTGACGGGCTCGGTGGTCGTGTGCTGATGCAGGACGGCGCTCCGGTCCGCGAACTCCGCATGGCACCAGGCGCGATCTTTGACGATCTGCTGCCGGGCGAATCGATTGAGAGCCTCAGTTCCGATCGGCCCAACCCGAATGCCGCGACCTGGCGCAAAGAGCAGTTGCGCGCCGCCGCCGGCGGTATCGGTGTGAGTTATTCCAGCCTCTCGCTGGACTACAACGGCACGTACTCGGCTCAGCGACAGGAGCTAGTGGAGAAGTGGGGCAGCTACCTGATGCTCGCCGAGCGTTTCATCGCGATGAGCATTCGCCCACAGCGGCAGCGCTTCATCGAAGCGTGCGTACTGGCAGGCAAGGTCAAGTTGCCGCGTGGCTGGACGCTGCGCCACTTGGCCGCGTCCACCTACGTGCGGCCTGTCATGCCGTGGATCGATCCGCTGAAAGAAGCCTATGCCAAGGGTGAGGCCGAGGACCGGGGCTGGGTCAGCCCGCAGCAGAACATCCTGCAGTACGGAAACAACCCGACCGACGTGCTGCGCCAGCGAGAAGACTGGCAACAGCAGGCCGCCGAAATTGCGCCGACGGCGCCCAATACCAGCGCAGAGGCCCGGGCACAGGTGCTCGGCTCGCTGACGCGCGATCTTTCCAGGAGCGAATGACCATGCGTGGAGTGAGCCTGTTGGCAAGCGCCATCAACCTTTCCATCACCGCCGACGCTGGCTCGGATTGCCAACTGGGGCCGTGCCTCTTCCAGGTGCACGCCGAGGCTGACACTGCCGAAGTAATGATCTATGGCGCCATCGGCGGGTACCTCTTCGAGGAATCGGTGTCCGCCCTGGATCTGGTGGAGGGCATCGGGCAGATCACCGCCTCGACCATCCACGTCCGCCTGAATAGCGTTGGTGGCGTCGTCACCGACGGTATGGCGATCTACAACGCCCTGAAGTCCCATTCGGCCCGCATCGTGGTGACTGTTGAGGGTCAGGCCGCTTCCATTGCGTCGCTGGTCCTCCAGGCGGGCGATGAGCGCCGCGTCTTCGCCAGCTCGCTTGTCATGGTGCATGGGCCGCGCACCGTTGCGGCTGGCACTGCCACGACCTTCCGTCAGAACGCTGAGGCGTTGGACGCCCACGCGGCCGCGATGCTTGAGGCGTATGCATCTCGCTCGGGCCGCCGTGAGGACATGGAACGGCTGCTCACCGATGACGCCGATCACTGGTACTCGGGTCCGCAGGCGATCGAGGCCGGCCTGGCCGACGTGGTGGTGGATGCCGATCCCGGTGCCAGCGCCCGCTGGCAGGCCGCCTCGGCAGTCGCCGTTACCGGCTATCTCCAAGCAATCGAGGGGGCTGGTGCGCCGGTGACCGCCCAGCTGCGTCGCCACATCGTTGCCAGCCTCTCCCCGCAAACCTTCGCCTCACTCCCTGAGGTAAGCCAGTCGGCCGTGATCGGCCATATCGAGGATCCCACCATGAAACAGCAGTACGCCACCATCCTCGCCAGTGCCGGTCTCGCGACCGCCGCAGCGGCGGGCAATACCGCAACTCCGGCCGTAGCTCCCGCGGCTCCCGCTGCCCCTGCGCCGGCTCCCGTCACGGCCGCCGCTCCTGCGGCAGATCCGGTAGTGGCAGCGATGACCGCGCTGCGGACGCGGAACACCGAGATTCAGGCGATCGCGCAGTCTCACATGGGCATCCCGGCCGTAGCCGAGTACGTCAACGGCATCATCGCCGCGGCAGACATCAGTGTGAGCGCCGACAATGCCGGCCGCCACATCCTGGCGCTGCTGGGCTCCAACGGCCAGCCGCTCAACGGAAACGCTGGAATCGTTTCGGGCGGTGATCAGCGCGACCTGACCCGTGCCGCCATGTCGAACGCCATTGAGGCCCGCGCCGGCCTGGTGCAGCCCACCGATGGCAATCCGTTCCGTGGAATGACCATGGGCGAAATCGCGCGTGCATGCGTCCAGGCCACCGGCACGAACGTGAACGGCATGGACCGCATGCAGATCGTCGGCATGGCGTTCACGCACAGCACCTCGGACTTCCCGGCACTGCTGGGTGACGCCTCGCGCCGCGCTGTGGCGCAGGGCTACCAGGAGGCGGAGGAGAACTTCGACCAGTTCACCCGCGCGGTGAACGTGCCGGACTTCAAGCCGACCAATCTGGTGGGCCTGGGTGCGTTCTCGGATCTGGATATCGTCCCGGAAGGTGGCGAATACAAGCAGGGCACCTTCAGTGAGCAGTCGCAGGCGATGAAGATCGTCACCTACGGCAAGCTGTTCACCATCACCCGTCAGGCCGTCATCAACGATGACCTGGGCATCTTCAGTGATGTGCCGCGCAAGATGGGTCAGGCGGCGCGCCGCACGTTGGCAAAAGCCGTGTTCGAGCTGATCAACAGCAACCCCCACCTGGCCGATGGCAAGCGTCTCTTCAGCGCTGAACACGGCAATCTGCTGCCGGCTTCCCTGATCAGCACGGCGAGCGTCGGGGCCATGCAGTCGGCAATGCGCCTGCAGAAGGACAAGAGCGGCAACCTGATCCAGGTGCCCATGAAGGGGCTGCTGACTCCGGTCGCGCTGAACCTGCTGGCACGTGCCGTACGCGAGGCCGAGTACGCCGTCGGTGCTGGCACGGGGGACAAAGACCCGAACACCGTCCGCAACACCTTCGAAGTCTGGGACCACGGTCGTCTGGACGAGAAGGATCCGAAGGCGTGGTACGGCCTGGCGAACCCCGCGTTCGTTGACGGCATCGTCGTCGGCTACCTGGATGGCAATCAGACCCCGTATCTGGAGCAGGAGCAGGGCTTCACGGTTGATGGCGTGTCCTGGAAGGTCCGCCTCGACGCTGCGCCGGCGATCGCCGACTACCGCGGCATCTACAAGAACCCCGGCAATCCGGCCTGAGTCTTCGCCAAATTTGAGCGCGGCCGGTCAGCCGGTTCGCGCTCAAGCGATATCCCTTTCGATTTGAGGAAATAGTCATGAAGAACGCACATCAGGACGGCCGCGTGCTGGACGTGGTGCTGGACAAGGCGGTCAAGAGCGGCGGTGTCGTCGCGAAGGGCAAGCTGTTCGGTGTCGCCGTCACCGACGGCGGAATCGGCGACCGCATCGCGGTCCACGTGGAGGGCGTCTTCCGCCTTCCGAAACTGGCGACCGCAGTCGTTGCCAACGGTGCGGCGGTCAACTGGTCCAGCGCTGACGAGCGGGTGATCGTCGCAGACGGCGGCGCCACAGACTTCAACGGTTTCGGCTACGCCGTGGAGCCGGCAGCAAACGGTGACGCTGAAGTGCTGGTTCGCCTGACGCCGGGCACCGCAGCGGCCGGTACCGGCGGCGCATAAGGGTTAGCCCACCACCGCACACAGATGCCCGGGTGGCGTGTGCGGTGGTGGAGCTTCTACGAACACAGGGGGATCGATGAGCACCACTGATGCAAATGCCCAGCTCGACCGGGCCATGAACGGCAAGTTTGCGTCTGTGGCACTCAAGGTCGCCATCTTCGCGCTGCCTTTCGTGCTGTCGGTGGCGGGCGTGGCAGTGAGCTGGATGCTCAACGACATCCGCACCATCCAGGCGGAGCAGGGCAAGGGTCTTCAGCAGGTAACCAGCGACGTGCAGGTGGTCAACGCGAAGCTGGACAACGGGGTGATCTGGCGGATCGCCGAGCTGGAGCGTCGTCTCAATACCGTGGAACAGGCGCAGAAAACACCATGAATCGCATCCTCTCCTTCTTCAGCCGCTGGCAGGAGTTCATCGTCTGGCTGCCGGTCCTGATCTTCCTGGCGCTGCTCGGCTGGATTCTGCTGGGTGCGCTCGACCGCACCATCGGCGGCGACGTGTTGGCGCAGCTGCTGCAGCTGCCGATCTCCGCTGCCTACCTTGCAACCGCCTGCGCGGCTGCCTGGCTGTTCAAACGCACGTATCTGTTCGACCTCAACGACAAGGAAGAGCAGCGCCTTCACGATGCGGCCTGCCGCGGCGATGCTTCGGCGTGGCGAGTGCTACTGCTGGATCGCGCTGAATGGCTGTGTCTGGTCGGTTTGTTCGTTGCCTTCTTCTGGATCGCCCGATGATCGCCCGGCGCGCTCTCGTCGGCCTGCTGGTCGTCGCGCTCACCGCTTGCGGCCAGGTCCCGGTGGCAGCATCCGTGCCTGTCCCTGCTGATGCGCCGGCAGCTGCCGTCGCTGAGGCGCGTTCAGAGGTGGGCGACGTTGTCGCCCCGGTGGTTGAATCAGCACAAGAGTCCACCGCAGGCGCGGTGATGCCAGTGGTCGTGGCGCTGCAGGAGGCCGTACAGCAGGTCATGCCACCGGCGGCCAGCGCCCCCCAGGTATCGGTCATCTCGCCGGCTGCTGTTGCGCTGATTGTCCGCTGGGAGGTTGGCAGCCAGACGCTGTACACGCGGCGCTATGAGGCGCCCATCTGGCCGGGTGGCGCATCAGGCGTGACGTGGGGCATCGGCTACGACGGCGGCCATCAGACCCGCCAGCAGATTGGATTGGACTGGTCCGCCCTGGCCGCGGCGTCCCGCCTCCAGGCGACCGCTGGGATCACCGGCCCTGCCGCGCAACCCGTGGTGAGGGATCTACGCGACGTGCGCGTTCCGTTCGGGCTGGCGAGTGACGTGTTCGGCGTGGCCTCGCTTCCGCGCTATCACGCCAGTGCGCGCCGAGCGTTCGGTGCTGACGGGTTCGATGCTCTTCCCGCTGACGCCCGCGGTGCACTGGTCTCCGTGGTCTACAACCGCGGTGCCTCGATGACCGGTCCGGCGCGCACGGAGATGCGTGCAATCCGCGACGTGTGCCTGCCCGGCGCGGACGTGCATTGCGTCGCGGGCCAGATTCGCCAGATGTGCCGGTTGTGGCGTGGCACCAGCCTGGAGGCGGGCCTCTGCGGTCGTCGCGAGGATGAAGCTGGCCTGACGGAGCGTGCGCGATGAAACTGCCCTCTGTGGTCACGGTGAAGCCGCTCCTGTGGGTGATCGGCGTGCTCGCCCTGGTGGTCATCGCTCTGTCCGTCTGCCTTGTGGTCGTGCGGGCAAATGCCCGTGCTGCCGGTGCCACGTATGAAGGCGCTTCGGCTGCCTGTGCAGCGCAGAAGGAAGGCGCCACTACGCGCGTGAAGGAGTTGGCCTCGGCCAACGCCGGCTACGGCCGCACCGTTGGCGTCCTCCAGGCCGAGCTGGCGTTGGCGCAGAACCAGGCGGCCACGCTCAAGCGGCAGAGCGACAGCGCGGTAGCCGCAGCCGAGGCCCGCGAGGCGGATGCCAACCAGACGTTGAAGCAGTTCATGAATCGCTATGCCGGCCAAGCGCGTGAGACGCGCTGTGCGCTGGCCCTGACCGAGGTGGAAGCATCATGCCCAGCATTCTCCGGTTACTGACCGTCGCGGCGCTCGCCGCCGTGCTTGCCGCGTGTGGGCAGACGAAGCCTGATGCAGGCCCGGCGCAGTGCGCGGTGACCCCTGAGCCTGTGGTGGTGGAGCGGCGCGTATATGTGACGATTCCGGCCGCGCTTACCCGCACCGAGGCTGTTCCCGAAGGCCCGATCGCGCAGTGCTTTGATGTTGCTGCCCAGCGGCGAGCCGTCATTGAGCGCCTCAATGGACGTGCCGAGCAGGTGCGCGCCATCCAAGGCACTGAGGTGAAGCCGTGAGCGCGCTGCTGGCATTCGCGGTCGTCGTGCTGTGCCTCGTGCTGGCGCTGTGCGTCACCAGTCGCCGTGAGGATCGCCGGTAATGAGCCAGCGCCAATTTCTCGCCGACCTGGACGCCGGATTGCATGCAAGCTTCGCTGCGGCGGGCATGGCTGATGTCGCTAGGTACACGCCCTCATCTGGGGAGGCGGCGGTTCCTTGCCAGGTCTACGTTACCCGCGACGTAGAGACGATCGGCAATCTCCGTCAGTTCAAGGCCCATAGCGTTGAGGTCGACTACGTTCTCGGCAGTCTGGTAAGTGCTGGCGTCACGCCGGCACAGAAGGGCCGCTTGGCAGTGGACGGCGATCTGTATGAGAACGCCACTGAAATCTCGAACGACGGCTCGATGAGCCGCTGGAAGGTGCGCCGTGTCCAGCCCTGACATTGATGACCCGGTGAGCTGGAAGCTGGTGGAGTTCCTTGCTGGCCGTGTTCGCTTGATTACGAAAGCAGCCGGGTATCGAACGGACATCGGCCTGGGTGTCGTAATGACGGACGACTCTGACGTGCCCGAGGACTATGAGGGGCCCGCAACCATCGTTGAGGTGGATCGCATCAGTGGCACCAGTTCGGGTCGCGCCCAGGCGTCCTCGGACGTTGGAGTCGTAATCGAGTTCAGCGTTCCGCGCGGAGGCGACCACGAGAATCCGCGCCGTCTGGTCCATTGCGCCAGGGCGGACCTTCGGAAAGCGCTGGTCTTCGATACCCGTGATCTGCCTAAGGGCGTCACCTCCTTCGAAGTGACCGAAGCAAACCTGACCACCGTCGGCGACGACAACGGCCACTCAAGTGTTGTCGCTCAGATCACCGCACGGGCCGGTCTGACCGAACTGTTCTAGCCCGTGACCATTCCCTAGGAGACTCCAAATGGCCCAACAGCCCAAGGTCCGTAAGTATGCAGGTGATCTGCGTTTCTATGAGATCGGCACCGGCGCCGATCGCATTCCGCTGATCCCCGACCCCGACGATAAGTTCGGCAACAAGCCACTCGAACAGAGTTCGCTGACGTTCGGCTATGAGGCCGGCGACACGACCGAAGTCAAGAGCAAGCGCCGGGACGACCGCTATGGTCAGATCATCCACCGCGATGCCAATCCGGGTACCACGAACGTGACCATCGGCGCACTGGAAGTGCCGGTCGGTTTCTTGGCTCGCATGCTGTATGGCAGCGCAGTCACGACCACGGTTGCTGAAGGTGTCGAAACCGACCAGCCGGTGACGATTCATAGCAAGGATGCGCCCGTCGATCTCGGGCACCGATTCGTGCTGGCTGTCCCGGCGCCGGTCGTGAAGAAGGGCAGTGCCACGCTGGAGAAGGACGTCGACTACACCATCGACAACCGCCAGGGCCTGTTGATTCCCAAGGCGGGCGGCGACATCGCGCACGGCGATGTGCTAACGCTGAGCTACAGCTACGACGGGTACCTGGAGACGGCGATCAACGGCGGTGCGGTCCCCAGCAAGTCCTTCATGATCCTGGGTGACGTGCAGGATCGTATCGGTGGCGATGAAGGCCTGCTGCGAATCCCGCAGGTTGACCTCACCGTGGATGGCGACGTTGACTGGTTCAGTGATGAACCGATCCAGCTGACGCTGACCGGTCCGGCAGTGTTCCGCTCGGAAGAGTCCGCGCTGTACACCTTCAAGGTGTACGAGCAGAAGGTCGGTTGATGCGGCAGAGGGCTGCTCCCAGTCCTCCGTGGTCGGCGCCTGAGATGGCGCCGACCACCTTTGTGTGGGGGTTCTGAGCTATGGGTAGGTTCGCCAGTCTAGACCGACGCATGAATGCCGCTGCTTTGGCTCGCATTGCTGCCCAAGTGAACGGTGTAAGTGCTGCGGCGATCGCAAAGGCCGACGCTCGTTCAGCCATTTCTGTGCGACGGCGGTTCGAGCCGGCGGCAAAAAGGGCCCTTCGTGAGATTTACTACGTACGCGTCAGCGATCTGACCGGGCGCTTCACTGTGCGCACCGGTGCGGATGAAAACGGTGAGTACATCTCGCTGAATGCCTCGACAAAAAAGCTGCCGCTGTTCGGGTTCTTTGGTCACTGGGGCGGCCGAAAGACCGTCGGCGCAACCGCGCAGATCCAGAAGGGCGCACGCAAGGTTTACAAGTCGGCCTTCATTGCCAAGGTTGGTGGCCAGCGTCGCATGGTCGTGCGTCAGTTCTCGCGTGACGCCACTGCGGCGTCCGGGCGTGATGGCCGCCGCAAGCTCTTGACTCTCACTGGTCCGAGCGCATTCCAGATGGTGATGGGCCAGGGCGATGTGGTCGCTAAACGCCTGGCTCGTGAAATGAACGCGTACCGCGGCAGCGAGCTCATTCGGCAGCTCAAACTTGCAAGGCAAAGGAAACGTTGATGGCGAACAATGCGGCATTCGAGGAAGCGCTGCGGCTGGTCCTTGAGACCAGCGGCACCGAGGGCGTGGACGAACTGCGCCTGGCGCTTGCCGAAATGGGTGTGGCCTCGGACGCTGCGGTTGCCGACACTGGCAAGCTGGTGGACAAGCTGGCCGAGCTCAACGCTACCGCCGAGAGGGCCGAAGCGTTCGACGGCTTGCTTGAGACCTTGGGTGACCTGGAGACGCGCTTTGATGCCAATCAGAAGGCGGCGTATCAGCTCTCTTTGCAGATCGCTGAAACGGCTGCCCCGTCGAAGGAACTGCTCAATGCTCAGAGAAGCCTGCGTGCTGAGGGTGACAAGCTCAAGGAATCGCTGAACAAACAGTGGGAGGCCGCGGCAAAAGCTGAGGACAGCCTCAGCGACCTCGGGGTCAATACCGCCCAGCTGGCCGCCAGCCAGCAGCGCCTTCGCGAGGAAGCGTCGAAGATTGCCTCGGCCTTTGCCGACCAGGCCCGCGCCGCTGCCCAGGCCGCGGATGAAACGCGCCGGCGAAATCAGCAGATTCAGGAAGGCGACGACAAATTCCGGGCTCAGGCCAAGGCCAGCACCTCCGCTGCCGAATCGCTGAAAGCCTACCGCGAGCGCGCCGGCGAGGCAGCACGGGAGACGGCTGAGCTGGGCGCCTCGGCGTCCGTGACCACCAGCATCCTCAACAAGCTCAAGGGCATTGCCGCGACCGCGCTGGGCTTCATCGGCTTTGGCAAGGTCGTTGATGGCATCAAGGACATCATCAAGGAAGGCAGCGATGCGGAGCAGGAACTCGGGCAGCTTGAGGCAGCCCTGGCTGCAACCGGCCGGCAGGGAGAGTTCACCGCGGCCGGGCTTGCCCGGATGCGCAAGCAGCTGCAGGGTGGCCTGTTCGATGACGGCCAGATCTCGGCGGCTCAGGTGCGCCTGCTGTCGTATACCAACATCGTCGGCGAGCAGTTCCCGGCGGCCATGCAAATCACGATCGACCAGGCCCAGCGCTTGGGGATGAGCCTGGAGGCCTCGGCCGAGGTGGTGGGCAAGGCGCTGCAGACGCCCTCCAAGGCGATGGAGTCGCTGAGCAAGCAGGGCTTCACGCTGGATGACAGCCAGAAGCAGCTGATCAAGCAGATGGAGGCTACCGGCCGCGTCGCCGAAGCTCAGGCGATCATTCTTGACCTGTTGACCGAGTCTTATGGCGGCGCAGCAGCAGCGGCCAAGGTGGGTACGATCGCCGGGCTGTGGAAGGAAGCCACCGAGCGGTTCAAGGACTGGAAGCAAGAGGTCGCCGACCAGGGCGTGCTGGCCTACTTCAAGGGCCAGCTGACCGACATGCTTGCCACGGTTGATCGGCTTGCCAAGGATGGCACCCTCACCCGCTGGGCCAAGCAGACGGCCGACGCGATCATCACCATGGCCGAGGCGGCCAAGGGCGCCACCACGTGGGTCGTGGAGCACGGCAGCGCGCTGGTGACGCTCGGTAGGGTGTACGCGACGTTCTCGATCATCAAGCTGATCGCGCAGTTCAACACCTGGCGCGTCACGCTGGCTGCGACCACGCGCGCGCAGTGGGCCAACGCTGCCGCTATGGATGCGACCGGCAAGGGCGCAGTGACGCTCGGCAACCTGCTGAAGGCCATGCCGAAGGCCCTGCTGATCACGGTGGGACTGGTGGGTCTGGAAGTGGCGCTGAAGGGCCTGCGCTCGATGGGTCAGGCACTGGGCGAGGAACTGGGGAAGAACAGCGCGGCCAGCAAGCATGCGGGCGAGGTCAGCCGGCAGCTGCGCGAGGTGATGTACCAGGAAGCTGTTGCACGGAAGGAGGCGGCCAATTCGTTCATCGAGTACCGCGATACTGCGGTCAGGACATCGGCCGAAGTTGCCGCGCTGGCTGATGCTGAGCGGCAGTCCTACAAGGACAGGCTGGACGGCCTGAAGGAATACCTGGCGGGGCAGCTCGGTTTCCTGGTCCGGATGGAGGCCTTGGGCATTGCGACCGACGACCAGCTCAAGCAGCTGGAACAGGTCAAGGTGCGCCTGCAGGAAGTCAATCAGGGTTACAAGGCCCTGGCCGAGGGTGCTCGGGTTGCGGGCGATGCCCTTGCCAACGGCATCGGCCCGGGGGCCCAGCTGGTTCTGGAGCAGCTGCAGGGGATCGACTCGGACGCCAAGCTGGCGGCCACCTCAATCGGTAACCTGTTCCAAAGCCTGAACTACGCTGACAGTGCCTCGCTGGAGAACGTTGGCGTGGCGCTGGCTCATATGGCAGAGCAGGGCACGGTAGCCAGCCGGAACATTCGTGACGGGCTGCTGGACGCGCTCCAGCGGCTCTCGGGTGAGGAACTGCAGCGCTTCCAGATGGCGGCGCAGACGGCGTTTGAGGCGCTCCCTGGCGCGGCAATCAACGCGTCGGCCGTGCTGCAGCAGACGCTGGTGGCTGCATTGCAGAAGCTGGGCGTCACCGCCGAAAGCGTGGGGATGAGTTTCGGTAAGACCGGGCGCGACGCGATCGCTGCGTTCGCCACGGTCACCGATAGCGCACTGTCCACCGGCGTGCAGATCGAGGCGGCGTTCAAGAGCGCCCTCGGCAACGTGTCCACCTTGGAAGAGGCCCGGACACTTGGCACGTTGCTGGAAGACGCGGGCAAGCGGGGAAAGACCGGCTTCGACCAGGCAGAGCGTTCGGCAGCGGCGCTGAATTCGCGCATCCGCGAAATCACCAATGCGATGAACCCGCTGAACGATGAGTTCGGGAAGCTGGGGATCCAGTCGCAGGCGTCGCTCAACGCGGCTCGCGACGCAGCGAAGGAAGCATTTGAGGCCATCAGGCGTGGAGCTTCTCAGGGAAAGGCCAGCATTGAAGATGTGCGCCGGGCAATGCGCGCCTACAGCGACACCGCCCGCGCCTCGGTTGCGGACAGCGATGTCGCAGCCAAACAAATGGTGGAGATGCAGCTGGCTCACTTGGAGGCCATTTACCAGGTGAGCGATGGCCTGGATGACATGGGCCGCCGGGGCGGGGAGGCGACGCGCAAGGTTGCCGATGGTGCCGCTGGCGCCGCGAAGGAACTGGACGGTGTCGCGGCCTCGGCACAGGGCGCGGCGGCTGCGACTGAAGCGGTGGCCGCCGCCGGCGGCAGTGCGGCGAGTAGCCTCGCAGAGGGCGCTTCTGCAGCTCATGGCTTCTCGCTCTCGATGGGCGAGGTCTCCGAAAAGACGTGGGAGCTGCTGGGGACGCTTGGTGGACCGAACTCGCTGCAGCAGTTCGCGAACATCTGGAACGGTCTCTACGACCAGCGCCGCGAGCTGGAGGCCTACAAGAAGGAACTGAACGGGACGCTGCAGGCATTCGACGATCTTTCCGGCAAGCGAAAGGAGCTGTCTGATCGTTTTGATCTTGTCGGGCCGGGTGAGCTGGAGAGCGTTCTTCAGGTCGAAAACCAGATCGAGAGCAAAAGGCTGGAACGTGACCAGGCGGCCAGGCGCGCTACGGAAGAGCGGTTGCGCGCCGCTGAGGCAGAGGCCAAGGCCCAAGCCGAGGCGGATGCCAAGCGTGTTGGCGACAACAAGGGGCAGGAGATCTTGGTGATCGACTGGCGCGCGCCCAGCAAGAGCGTTGAGGCCAGTGCCAGCGCCGAGGCTCGCGCGCAGGCCGAGCAGATGGCGGCGCTGGTGGCGCCGTTGGTGCTGCAGAAGATTTCGCGCAGCCGGAGTGTCTCCGTGCGCGCAGGGGGTAACCGATGAGCCGCATCTTGCTGGCGGGCATTGAACTGCCGGCCGACCTGCAATGGACTGACGAATTCACCGGCTGGCGGGTGGGTCAGGCGGTAAAGACCAGTTTGACCGGTGCCCGGATCGTGCAGGAATCGGCGCTCCAGGCTGGCCGGCCGATCACGCTGCAGACGCAGCGCGAGGGTGCCGCCTACATCGCCCCGGTGACCTTGGCCGTACTGCGCGCCCTGCAGGCGAGCGAGGAGCAGCCGCGCACCTCGCCGCTGTCCCTGCTGATGCCTGCCCACAACGGCGGCGACCGCTCGTTCCCGGTGGCCTGGCGTCGCACCGATGGCCCTGCCATCGAGGCCGACCCGATCCGCTATGCCGTCCCAGCGTTGGACGGCGACTACTTCTCCATCACCCTTCGACTCATGACGGTGTAACCGATGACGATCTCCGCAACAGACATCAAGATGCGCCAGTCCCAGCGCCTGACCGATAACCCGGATGGCGGCGGGCGGATGGTGCAGACCGAGATCGTGGACGGGCAGATGAACAACCTGTTCCCCGATATCGGCGATGAAGAGCGCACCACGGGCCGCGCAACTCTGCGCAAGCTGTTCGTGCACGTCGACACCCCGACCACCGATGTCCTCAAGGACGCGATCGGCGTGCTGGTGGACCCGCCGTCGGACCCGCGCGTCCAGGTCAGCATGTTTGCCACCGGTAGCTACAGCGACGTGCGCTCAGCCGCGCGTAATCGTGTGGAGAGCTACATAACGCGTGGCGTCGAGTCGCGCTACATCCTGCTGAGCAACCACTTCATTGGCCAGATGACGGTTCAGTTCTACTGCATGAAGGATGCATCGAGCCCTGACATCAACGACAACCTGTGCCTCACCACTACCGGTTCCGGGTACAGCCCGAATGAGCAGTACATCCGGGTGAAGGGCATTCTCTCGCGTACGACCCGTACGTTCTATGACGACACCGGCGCCTTCGAGCGCGACGTGATCGTGATTGAAACGGTCAACGCGCTGATCTATGACTTCTTCGGTCAGGAAGTCTCGCGCTACACGAGCACCAAGCCGCCGACGCGGATCTACGACACGAACGTGGTCGAAGCGACCAGCTATCACAGCGTCAAGCGGCTCACCGCAGCCGCCAAGCCTGGTGATCTTGCCGTGCAGGTGGATACCCCGTATGTGACCATCGTCCCCACGTCGACCGCTGAGACGGCCGTCAGCGACGTACTGGCAGGCTTGGGTACGATCAGCTACGTCCCATCGGGCGCGGCCGGGTCGCTCGGGCTTTCATTCTCTGCCGCGTTTCCGGCTGGTGTGCCTGCCGCTCGGTTCCTTGGGAACCCGTTGGCGGTCGGCTCGGTCAAGGTGCTGGCCGGCAGCGTGGAGCTGACCGATAACGGCACCGGTGGCTTGGTTTCGACTGTTTCCTCGCCCTGGTCCGGTTCGGTGGACTACCTGTCTGGCTCTGTCGCCTTGGCAAATGCCAACGGAGTGGGATCGACCGCGGTCACCGTTAACGCCACGCCGGCGGGTGCGATCATGGAGCAGGGTTTCTCCGATGAGATCGCAGTTACCCAGAACAACCAAGGCTACAACTGGCTGTTCCAGATCGGGCCGTTGCCGGCGCCTGGCACAGTGGTTGTGGACTACCGCGCCTTGGGCAAGTGGATTCGGTTAAGCGACAACGGGCGCGGCCAGCTGACGGGCAAGCCGGGGCAGGGCAGCGGTACGGTCAGTTACGCCACTGGCGCCGTTGTGCTGACGGCTGGCGCACTCCCGGATCTCGGTAGCAGCGTAATTGTGAGCTGGGGCACGCCGATCCTTGCCGAGGCCCGGACAGGCGATATCGCAATTGCTCCGCCCGCCCTGCACTTCATGCTGGGCCAGTCCGGTGTCGTGCCGGGTACTGCCGCGTTTACGATGCGAGCAAGCGGTGTTGACGTCGTGGTATCGGACAATGGCGCGGGTGCGTTGTTGATTGGCGGCGTCGTGCGGGGGTCCATCGGGTACACCACCGGTGAGGTGATGATCCGCCCGGTAACGCTGCCTGACGCGGATAGTCGGCTTGCTTGCTCCTATGAGCACGGGCAGGCGCTAAGTGGCACAGCGCAGCCAGTCCCTGATGGATCCGGTGTCGTCGCTTTCCTCGTGCCAGCCGGTCCCGTTCGTGCTGGTTCGCTGGCAGTGGACTGGATGATTTCAGTGGATGCCGGCTCGGACGGCATGCCGAGCACGCCGCACACGATGCGGGTGCTCGCCAAAGACGATGGTGCGGGGAACATCGTTGCAACCTCTGTCGGCGGTCAAGCGGCCTCTAACCTGCTTGGCTCGATCAACTACACAACCGGTGCGATAAACCTGCAGGCAGGCCGCTTCACGGTTCACCAGGTGTCGATCCCGACCTATGCCCGGGTGGATGGCCGGTGGAAGGTAAACGGATACGTCCGTCAGGACGTCGAGGCTAAGTTCTCGGCCGGCACGCTGATCTCCATGGGGTGGATGGTCGCAGGCGCTGCGCAGACCGCTGCCGACGAAACCTTGGCTCTGCCGCCGCTTCAGTTGCTGCTGACCCCGACCATCAGCGATTCAATCGTCCCGGGAAGCGTGCGATTCGCTTTCAAGGGCCGGATCTACGTGGACCGCAACGGCGGCCTTTATCACTCAATCGATCCTGTGTCGGGCGCTGGCACGTACGCGGGATCCATCGATTACGCCGCGGGTGCGGCCAACTTGACGCAATGGGTGCCAGGCGGAAGCAATACCGTCCAGATCCAGTCGCTACTCACCCGCATCGCTGATCCAGGCACGGCTGCGGTGTTCTTCCGCACGCCGGGGTCGCCGCTGCGCCCTGGCAATTTCACCCTCCGGGCGGTGACGTTGGATGGCACCCAACTGAGCGTCTCGGCCGACATCAACGGCAACCTCGCCAGCTCGATGGTGCGGGGCATCGTTGACTGGGAGACCGGCGTGGTCAAGGTCCAGTTCGGTCAGATGGTACTGGCGGCTGGAAACGAAGGAGAGCCTTGGTATGACCCCGGCGCGGTGATCGGAAACCAAGTGTGGAAGCCAACACTGGTGCTGCCTGGCTCCATCTACATCGGTGCCGTCGTATTCCGGTCGATCCCTCTTTCGGCGGTGGTTATCGGTCTGGAGTCCGTTCGGTTGCCCAGTGACGGCCGGGTGCCTGCGTTCAAGGCGGGACAGACTGTACTGATCCATCACACCGCCAAGCATAGCGTCGCGTCGCCGTCGGCTGGCCAGACGGTCGACTTTGGGCGAGGGAGGGTCTCTCAGATCGAGGTGCGCGACAGCGCCAACAAGGCTGTGGAAAGCATCTGGTACACGGCTGATCTGGATGCAGGGACGCTTGAGTTCAGCGACCCCTTGAACCTGTCGGCATACACCCTGCCCATTGTGATCAGTGAGCGTGTCGGAGATCGCAGGCTGGTGGTTCAGCCGCAGATCACTGGCGAGATCGAGATCAATACCGGACTCACCCACGACTATCCGGTTGGCGAGGCGATGGTCAGCACGGCATTGCGTTTGGGTGAAGCCAACGGGTCTCTCGACCTGCAGGCTCGGGTTGAGAACCTCTTCGACCAAGCGGCCTGGGGGAACGTCTGGGGCGACCTGCTCATCGGAAGCGCTGCGCCCGGGACCTATAACGACACGGATTTCCCGCTGATCGTCACCAACGCGAACGCTATCACCGAACGGTGGGCGGTACGTTTCACGTCGGCAACCCAGTTTGAGGTGATGGGGGAGACGGTCGGAACCATCGCCACGGGCAATACCACCACCGACATCGCGCCGATCAACCCGCGCACCGATCAACCGTACTTCACGTTACGGCGCCAAGGCTGGGGTACTGGCTGGTCGGTGAACAACGTGGTTCGTTTCAACACGATCGGCGGACTGGCACCCATCTGGATGGTGCGAACCACGCTTCCAGGCGCGCCCGAGGGCACGGTTGATTCGACCAGGCTTCAGGTCATCGGCAATATTGCAGGAGTTGCACAATGAGCTTGACCCCAACTATCTACAGCAGTTCCGACGCGGGTGCGCCTGCGTTGTCTGGCCAGGCGGGAGCGCTGGCCGCATTGCTCGATGCCATTCTCGTTGACGGGTACGGTGCAGGGCAGAGCGCAAAGGCTCCCCTCGGTTGGACTCGTGAGTATCAGCAGGGCGGCACGCTGCGCGTGTATCGCAACAGTCCGGATACCGGAACCGGGCACTACGTGCGGATCGATGACTCGCGCCCGATCTACGCGACGGTTATCGGTTACGAGCTGATGACGAATATCGGCAGCGGAAGCGGCCAGTTTCCCCTTGCCAGTCAGCGTGCAGATGGCATCGCATGGGGCAAATCGAATGCTGCCAGTGGAGACTCGCGCGCGTGGTGGGCCATCGGGAATGAATTCTGCTTCTACCTATTCATCGATACTCATAACGCTGGTATTGAGCAAGCTCCTGCGGTGAACTTTGCTGGGAACTTCGTACGCTCCAACGTTGCCGATGGATGGAATTTTGCAATATCCGATAGCGGAGCAACCAGCATCGCTGCGGGGGCTTACCAATCAATGCGGCTGCTTTTTCTGCGGACGATTGTGGACTCCAATGCTATTGGTACGTCGACTTTGGTAATCGCCAGGGCCCAAGATGGTGGGCAATCGGTGTTGGGGGCATGTGCCAATGGAGGCCCGGTGATCCAGTCGTACGCAGGTTGGCAGGGCTTGTCGACAAGCGGGTTCCCGTATCCGGAGCCTGTTTCCGGCTCCTTGCTCTATTGTCGAATCGCTGTGCTGCAGGGACCTCTACAAATTCGCGGCTTTTTGCCGGGGGTCTTTCAGTCCATGCATCACGCCGGAATTGCCGATATGCAGAGAATCGAAGACGTAGATGGGCTGCCTGATGGAACGACACTGCTCTGCAAAGTGGCGCGGGCAGGCGGTGCGACGCAATACCCGCGTGTGCTGTTCGATCTGACCAATCCGTGGTGATCCTATGACCGCTGCAATGTTTATCGGAATGATGACCAGCCGTCCAAAGGACTCCACAAAACGTGGCTTTCTTGCTGGCAGCGCGCCTGATGGCGACGGTCAGGATGGCTTGGCAAGAATCAAGAATGTCCCTGGCGTCGTTCGTATCCAAGTCTATAACCGGGGAACCATGCAGCTAGTTGCAACCACGCGAAGCGCATCTGATGGTACGTGGAAGATCGACTACATCGATCCCACTCAGGTCTATGTTGTGATCGGATTCGATGATCGAGGGCGAGTGAACGCCGCGATTCAGGATTGGGTCCGCCCGGCGTTACTCGGCTGACCGTGGCGCGTTCTGGTGAATACACAGGGCTGAATCTCGGGCCGCTGTCGGTTCCCTCAGGGGCTTGGGTTGGGTTGAACCTGGGGATCGAGTGGGACGTCGATCCGCCTGAACCTCCTGATCCGGTTGAGCGCGGGCTGCGTTCTCTCCGATCCTTGGGATGGACCAAGGCGTCGCGGATGCAGGCGGTCACTGCCTTTGGCTGGTCGAAGGCCGTGGCCGTTTCCAGGGATGCGACGACCGCGTGGCATGGTGTTGCCGAAAACCTGCGCATGGAGCTTGCAGTGCCTTGGGCTTTAGCCCCTTTGATGCAATCGGGGGCAGACCTGCGCTGGCGCGCGACGATGCCCCGGCTGCACAAAGTTGGTTCAATGCAGTGGGGGAGCTTGCCCTTGCAGCGCCGCGGACTGCGGCTGTATTGGCAAGGTCAAGAGTCCGCCCGACACTGCGCCCGGATCCGCTGGGACGGGGCGCCAGATCTCGCGCAGAGGTCGCTGGGCGCGCCATGGATAGGTGCGCTGGCGACTGTCCGAGGAGCTGCAGCTGCGCGATGGGGGCATCCCGGTCTGGCTCGGCGGAATGCAGCCCTGCCTTGGGGCAGTGCGCGCCGGACGCCGTGGCTTGTTCGTTCTCCTGAAACCAAACCACCTGGCCCAGATCCAGATCCGGCGTTCCCTGACGGCGCATTCATTCCGCTTTGGCTTGGTTGCGGGGTCATCGGTGTTCCGGGCCTCGTGCCGCTCAATCTCGGCGTGACCGCTTGCTACCTGGTCCGCCCGCAACGAAGGACATACGTCGTGATCAACAGTGTCTCCGTGGTCCGCTTGCCGGACCGCACCCCGATCCAGGTGGAGAGCATCTCCATTTCCTCCAGTGTCGACGCCTGGGGCAGCAGCTACGACATCGAGCTGGCCGACAGTGCGCAGCTCGCGCTGCTCAAGCCGACGGTGGCCGGGCCGCGCCTGATTGAGATCAACCTCAACGGCTACGTCTGGACGGCCGTCATGGAGAGCTACAGCGGCCGCCGGGAATGGAGCCGCACCGGCGCAACCCTGGCGGGCCGGTCGCGCACCGCGCTGCTCGCCGGGCCCTACGCGCCAGGCCGGGTGAAGGCGACCACCGAAGAGCGCAGCATGGCCCAGCTGGTCGACGAAGAGCTGGCCGACACGGGCTTTACCGCCAGCTATGACACCGTGGATTGGTTGGTGCCGCCTGGTGCCTGGTTCTACGACGCGCTGCCGGCGCTGGATGCGATCAGCCGTCTGGCCGAGGCCAGCGGCGCGGTGGTTCAGTCGGATCCGGCGGAGCCGACCCTGCGGGTGCGTGCGCGGTATCCGGACAGTCCCTGGGACTGGGGCGATCGCACCCCAGCGCACGTGCTTCAGGAGGACATCATCACGAATGAAAGCCTCCAGATGCGCAGCGCGCCGCTGTACGACGCGGTCGTCGTCACCGGTGAGCTGGCGGGGAAGGGTGTCACCTGCAAGGTGCGCCGCGCCGGCGAGGCCGGGCAGCTGTTCGCCCAGCAGGTGAGCAGCCCTCTGATCAACACCGCCGCTGCCGGTGCCGAGCGGGGCCGCAACATCCTGGCGGACCGCGGCGAGCAGGCGGCCATCGATCTGGTGGTGCCCCTGTTCACCGCGCCCCTGCGCCCGGGCGAGGTCGGGCGGATCCTGCCGCTCGACCTGGTCGAGGTGGTGGGGGAGGACGGCACGTGGCACGGCCTGTGTACGGCCGTCCGGACCGAGGCGCGGATCGGCGAGAAGGCCGTTGTGATCGAGCAGACCATCACCCTTGAGAGGCATTACAGCGATGCGGACTGAACTGTGGGATCAATTCGACGGGCTGGTCAGCGCCAGCCCGCGGCTGCTGGCGACGGTCACCGCGCACAACGCGGATGGGACCAGTAGCCTGACGACCTATGACGGCGCGCAGATGCGGGCGATTGGCATCTTGGGTGGCGGTATCCCCTACAACGTGTGGGTGCGTGGAGGGCGCGTCATTGAAGCTGCTCCGAATATGCCTCTGAGCGAGGTTGCTGTATAGCTTCACTCCTGTCCGCACCTGCCGCTTCAATGCCGGCGGCTTGGGGGTCAGAGCCCCGCGATTATTGTGTGTCGAGTCAGTAAGGCTTGGTGATGCCGGGGCTTAACCAAGCTGTCTTACGTGCGGCAACATCTCGCAGATGATCGACCTCGTTGAACCGTATATGCATCTATCCGCGCCCCGTGCCACGCGTTGGTTCATTTCCTGAACAAGCGCTAGGTCAGCTGCGATAACCCCGGAGAATCGGTGGGAATCGCACAGCGCATAGGCCACCCTTGGTGAAACGGGGTAGTACAGGTCAGTCTCTTCCGGAGGAGGTTGGCCCTCGACCAAGCCGAAGTGGATGTTGATCACGGGCTGGTCGGACGTGATGAATGGCGTCCCTGTGTCATTGATTAGGAGCGCTTGGGTAGCCTTGTGGCGACCTAGATATAGGGACTGCCCCAAGCTCATTCCCCACATGTAGCTCAGGAACCACCAAGCAGGTCGAAGGTCGGAAAGCCCTGTTGCATCACGGAAATAGTCGTCGCGAATTTTCTTGGTGCGCAGCAGTTGGTGAGCGAGGAAAGGCATGAAGGCGAGCATGCCCTCGCTGGTGTCCAGGATGCTCAT